TGTCGGCGATTTGAGCTGGATGCCGACCAACTACATGGGCGAGTGGCAGTGGGTGACTGGTGCTTACAAGCTCGATGTGGATTGCGTCGATCCTCTGGAGAAGAAGGGTCAGCACTACGCTGAGTTCGTTCACGCGCCCGAGCCGATTTTCACGAATCAGGGCATGACGATCATCTTCCGCCGCTGCACCGGCGCGTTGACGCAGATCATCTGCTCGTAATCGAGCTAGTAATCAACAGACCCGTAGGCGTGAAAATGCTTGCGGGTTTTTTCTTTTCGGCGATTGTGGCGACCGGATTATCTCATAGGTTGTTTGTCTGTTACAGCTCCGTTGTTGGAGCAGCCCCTCATCGGCCCGAAAGGCTGGTGGGGGGTTTTTGATTGACATACATGCCATGAGTCTGATGCTCGCTTCATGCCGGTATTTACCATTCCCAAAGGCGTCGAAATCCCCGAGAACTTGAAGGAAGGCGAGGCTTTCCAGACGATGGCGACTATCGTTCTTGGTAAGAACGGAAAGGCGGAGGTCATCGAGATTGATGGCATGGCTATCCCTGGTTACGAGAAGAAGTCTAAGGGTAAGAAGATGGCCGAGGGAGGCGAGGAGGAGTATGAGGAGGGCGAGGAGATGGAGGAGTCTACTCCCGGTGGCGGCGGTTTCATCGCCGAGGTGATGCAGCGCGGACGCGGCCCGATGGCTTAAATTCTAAACCGATATGCCAAACATCACATGCGACGAGGCGGAGACGCTGATCAATGAGGCGGCGTCGCTGGGATGTCGTTCTCCTCGCGAGATTGAGCTGGCCAAGCTGGCTCTTGAGAATCGCATTGCCGTTTACCTTCAGGGCGGCGGTGCGACGCGCGGCGCGTATCGGAGTGTGACGACGAGCGGAAATGTGGTGAGCGGTGATTATCTGATCATCGCCGATGCTACCGCCGGAGCTATTACGATGACATTGCCGCCTGCCGCTCTGGTTCCTGGCCGCATCTACGCTTTCAAGCGCATCAATTCCGGCGGGAATCATGTCATCATCGATGGCTACGCGAGCGAGACGATTGACGGCGCTCTGACGCACTCCATGTCTCCGCAGTGGAACAGTCTGGTCATTATGACCGACGGTGTCGCGTGGTTCAAATTAGCTGATCATTGATATGCCAGTAATCTCCTGCACTGAAGCGGCTGAATTGATTGCGGAGGCTCAAGGAGCTTCATGCAAAAGTCCGCGCGAACGCATCCTGCTGGAGATTGGCCTACTTTGGGAGGCGTCGATTCTTGGTGGAACGGCGGATATTACCGCTGATAACACCGTGATTACGGCTGATTCCACGATCATCACGGCGGACATGACCCAATTTATCTAACCATTAACAAACCTTTTAGGATACACCCACATGGCAAAACAGACCATTAACATCGGCGCAGCACCGAACGACGGAACGGGAACCCCGCTTCGCACTTCGTTCGATTACTGCAATCAGAACTTCACCGAGCTGTACACGGCTACTGGCCCGAGCGGCAATAACATCGTCGTACCAGGCTCCGCCACCATCACCGGCGATCTGACGGTGGATACCAGCACGCTGAAGGTTGATTCGGCGAACAATCGGGTGGGTATTGGCACGGCGAGTCCTGCGAATCCGTTTGACGTTGTTTCAGCCTCAGGAACCATTGCTCTTTTTAAGCGAACAGGATCAAACAGTGCATTTATTGGAATTCAAGACGGGAGCGGATCATTGTCTTATCTTGGTTCTACCAACGGAGCTTTCTCAATTCAGACTCCCGGCTCTGGGTATTCTGACAAATATACTATCGCTTCCGACGGCGTAGCCACATGGTCGAACGTCGGCGGAGTCGCTGGCACCGCCATGACCCTGAACTCCACGGGGCTGGCTATTGGTGGTTCTGCGTTTTCAATATCAAGATTGACGTTGGTCAGTTCTGCTTCAAATGACTGTCTGTTTTCGCTCCAGAAGTCTGGAACAGCAAGAACTGCTGTCGTTAAGACCGATGGAACAAATCTGTATTTATCGTCTGATTCCGGTGCAACTGGAAACAAAATCTCTCTGAGTCTTACTGCTCCAGATAGTTCTCTAAGCATCGACTCCTCCGGCAACGTCGGCGTGGGGGTTACGCCGAGTGCGTGG